TGTTATCAATACAGATAATAAATTTGCATAGGGTATAAGATATGAAACCTTTACTAAAATTAATTTTTGGTAATGGTACTCGTAGTGTACAAGCCATCAACTTATCAGCTAATGTTGTTTGGTTTGCACTTTTAACCTTACCATTATTCAATGTGATAAGTGTGGATATACCTGAAAGATTATATAATCAAATGTATTATCCACATATATTAACTGGATTAGCAGTATTATTCGCTATTATTGGTTTTAGCAGTGAAAAGGATAAAAGACAGTTATTTAAAGTAGCTGGTTTAATATTTGGTTCACTTACTCAAGCTATATTAGCTAGTTTTTACATTTCAGCTTATCCGCCATTTGAACCAATGCTGATTGTATGTTCATTGTTATCTACGTGGTTTTTAGGAGCAGTAATGTACATTGCATATGTGGAGGGAATGGATGGAAAACTTAGAAGTGATTAAACAGGTTTTATCTGAAATAGGAACTACACCTATAATTATTATTGTAGGTGCATTACTTGGTTCAATTAAAACTAGCATAATAATTAATACTGAAGCTGATATATGTGATAAATGGTTAGATGTCCTGCTTGGTTTATTCTGTGGAATTATGGCAGGACATCACTTTAGTAATGAACTTAATATTTATATTACTGGTTTAATTGCTCTACTTGGTGGTATAGGTGGAGCAATTATTATAGAAGTAATTATTGAGTTATTACCTAGAGCTACAAGACAATTTATTACAAATTACTTAAAAGGACATAAAAAATAATGGCTAAGTTTAGTAATAAATCAAAAGAAAAACTGAAAGGTGTTCATCCTGATTTAGTTAAAGTTTTAGAATTAGCTATCACTGATACTAAGCAGGATTTCAGTATTACTGAAGGTGTACGTACTAAAGAGCAACAAGCTATCTATGTCCGTACTGGTAAATCTAAAACAATGAATTCTAAACATCTTATTCAAAGTGATGGTTATGGTCATGCTGTTGATGTTGTTCCTAATCCAGTATCATGGGAATTAGATAAGTTTTATTTAATAGCTGATGCTATTGAAAAAGCTGCTGAGTTCTATGGAGTAAATATTAGATGGGGTGGAGCATGGATCAAATTTGATAATAATCAAGATGATAATGAAATAGGACTAGTTGAAGATTATACTAAAACTAGAAGACTTCAAGGTAAAAAAGCATTTATTGATGCTCCTCATTTTGAAATTGTACTATAATTAAAAGCCTCGTCAGGGGCTTTTATTTCAAGTTTTAAAAGCTTTTTATTTACAACCTATATGTTTTATGTCTAAAATATAAAACATTGTGTATGAGCTTATTTAAACGCTTATTTAAAGGATATTTAGATGAACCAAACTATTAATCAAAATGATAAAGATATTGAACATAAAGACGTTCAAAACTCTTTGGTTCAACCTAGTAATAAGATAACAGATTGGAAGAAAGAACCTACTGCTTCTGATTTAATGAATGATTACACTCAAGCACAATCATCTCAACAGTTTTATGTAAGTAAAATCCAAGATTGGTTAAAACTATTACATACAGAAACTGACTCTACTAAAAGCAAAAAAGGTAGAAGTGGTATTGCTCCTAAGGTTATTCGTAGATTAGCTGAATGGAGATATAGTGCTTTATCTATTCCTTTCTTAAATGAAAAGAAACTCTTTCAAGTAAATGCTTCTGCTCCTGAACATATTGCTGCTGCATTTCAACACGAATTAATCCTTAATCACCAGTTAAACACTAAAATAAATAAAGTTAAATTTATTAATGACTTTGTTCGTACTGCTGTTAATGAAGGTACTGTATGTGTTCGTATTGGATGGGAGACAGCATATCAAACCAAAGAAGTAGAAATACCTGTATATGATTATTATTCTGCAAGTCCTGAAGAACAACAACAGTTATATCAAATCTTGTCTATGGTTCAACAAGAACAACAAGAACAACAATTAACTTCAGCAGATGAGACTACTACATTTCAGTCTTTAGACCCAGTAATGCAAGAGTCTGTTAAACAATCTGCTGAAAATGGTATGGCTATTGTTGCAGTTGATACAGGTAAAACTCAAATCAAAAAAGAAGAAGTATTAGTAAAAAATCAACCTGCTATCGAAGTTATTGATACAGCTAGTCTTACTATTGACCCAACTTGTAATGGTGATTTTAGTAAAGCTAGATTTGTTGTATATAGCTATACAACTTCATTGTCTGAGTTAAAACAAGATGGTTCATATAAATTAGAACGATTAGGTTATCGTAATTTAGGTGATGGTTTTGTACAAGAACCGCAATCAGCAGAAGATATTTTAAATTTACCTGATAGTCATTTTGATAGTAATAATCCATATCAGACTACTGGTTCAGCTGGTAATAGTTTTAAATTTAAAGACTTGGCTCGTAAACGTTTAACTGCTTATGAGTATTGGGGATATTGGGATATTGATGGTACTGGTATTGTACAAGGTATCGTAGCTACTATTGTTAACGGAATTATTATTAAATTAGAACGTAATCCATTCCCTGATGGTAAACTTCCATTTGTAGTTATTCCATATATGCCAATTAAAGGAAGTGTATATGGTGAACCAGATGCAGAATTAGTTAAAGATAATCAACAGATTATTCAAGCATTAACTCGTTCTATGATTGATATTAATGCTCGTTCTGCTAACGGACAAATAGCTATTCCTAAAGGTTTCTTAGATACTCCTAACTTAATGAAGTTTAGAACTGGAGAAGACTATGAGTATAATCCGTCAGATTTACATCCTAGCCAAGCTATATTTATGCATACGGCTAACGAAATTCCACAATCCATTATGGCTTTATTACAAAGCCAATACGCTGAAGCTGAAGCCGCAACAGGTGTAAAAGCTTTCCAAAATGGTATTGATGGTAATGCCTATGGTCAAGTAGTAGCAGGTATGAGCCAAGCTATTACAGCTATGACTCAACGTGAGTCTGATATTATCTTTAGATTAACTAAAGGTTTAGAAGAAATTGGTAATAAATGTATTGCTATGAACTGTGTTTGGTTATCTGACCAAGAAGTTGTAGAGATTACACAAGACCAATTTGTTACTATTAACAAAGAAGATTTACAAGGTAATTTTTATCTTAATGTATCTGTTAAATCTAACAATGAAGCAGAAGGTAAAGCACAACAGCTTACATTCTTAATGCAAACATTAGGTAACAACATTCCATTTGATATGACTAAAATGTTCCTAATGGAAATTGGTAGATTGTATAATTTGGATAATATGGTTCAAGCTATTAAAGATTATGAGCCACAACCAGACCCATTCCAGCAACAAATGCAACAATTACAACTTCAAGAACAACAAGCTAAAATTCAAAAACTTATG